GTAATTTAGACAGTTGGATTAAAACTAATTTAAATAGTCGATATTATATAGGGCAATCGTTGGCCCTTGATCATACTAATACAATTACATATAATACACGTATTGGGTTCGAATCTGAGAAAGAACTCAGTTTCTTCACAATCGCATGTCCGTTTTTACAAACGAGATAAATTATATACACACTTAATTTAAGGAGATACCATGACTGAACAAGTGGAAAAACAAGAAGTACCGGCTGGCCAAGATGCCCCAAAAGCAGAGGCCAACGAATTAACAATTAATGACTTAAATGCAATGAAAGTTATTATCGATATCGCTAGCTCGCGTGGCGCATTTAAACCTAACGAAATGACAGTTGTAGGTCAAACTTATACTAAATTGTCAACATTTTTAGACCAAGTAGCCAAACAAGCAGAAGCGACTAAACCAGGAGCATAATTATGCAATCACTAAAACACGTAGGTAGAATTAAAGCATCCGGTAAGAAAGTGTTAGTAGCTTATAGAACACTACCCGGAGACGCTTATAGCTGTCTTGTAGTACCAACTGAAAACATGCCAGATGAAATGCATAACGCAATCATCAACTGTGTCGAAAGTTCAACAGCACAAGAATCGTATGAATTTGCGGATGCATTAGATCGTACACTTCCAAATGGTAGTCGTATGTTGCCAGCATTACATCAGCAAGGCCGACTAATCAAAATTGGTACAAGCGAAGTTGAAATGATTCCAACTATGAACGCATCTATTTTGTTATCAGAACTTAATCAAATTATTGCAGAACAACGCGGTGTTGCTGTTGACGGTTTATGTATTAAGCCAGGTAGTAATGATAAAGTTGAAGTTAAAGAAGTTGCATCAGTTAGTAATATGCCAACTGAAACTGCTGATGTAAGCAAAACAACATCATCTGCGTCAGAAGTTCCGGCTGTAGCATTAACTGTAGATGAGCAAGCTAAAGACTATCGTTCTAAGGCGGATAAACTTGCTAAAGAGGCCGCGGCTTTTAGACGCATGGCTGAGGAATTGGTTCCGACCAAAAAAGCAAAGTGATCCAACAGGGAAGAATTCTTCCCAAAGAAGTCATCGATAGTTGGCCAGAAGTATTTGGAGAGGTAAAACTCCGTGTTCTACCTTTACGGTATCTCCATGCGGTTATTATCACGTTTAAAGATGGCAAGATTTGGGAAGTAAAAGTTACAGCTGAAGTGCAAAAGAAGGGATGGGACACTTTTGAAAGTTCGTTGTCTGAATTATTTAAGACATACGAAAACAGAATTGTCGACGTCGATTTTAAACTTGACACTGTGCGTATTAAAAAAGACATAGAAAAAGATACGCAAAAGTTTCTAAAGAAAAGAAAATTATAAATGAATGTTAAACTTTTATCATATAGTCAACCCGCAGCCGAATTTCGAAATATGGGCATCGAAGATGCACAGGAACTCATTGCGTATTGCGCCCGTGTCAGCAATCCTTCCAATCAGCTCAACACAGACACATCCGAAAAACTCATCAGATACTTGGTCAAACACCAGCACTGGAGCCCACTTGAAATGGTCTCCGCCTGTATCGAAATTACCACAACCAGAGACATTGCCCGCCAAATCTTGCGACACAGAAGTTTCAGTTTCCAAGAATTCAGTCAGCGATATGCTGACCCTACTAAAGACCTGTCGTTTGTACTGCGAGAAGCACGACTCCAAGATCCAAAAAATAGACAGAATAGTATCGCCTCAGATGATTCAGAGTTACAAGCATGGTGGGATGCTAAACAAAAATGGATCATTGAACAGTCTAAAATTGCCTACGCTCAAGCTATCGATAAGGGCATAGCAAAAGAACAAGCTCGTGCTGTATTGCCAGAAGGTCTTACAGAAAGTCGTTTATATATGAATGGAACACTACGTAGCTGGATTCACTTTATTGAATTGCGAAGTGCTAATGGTACTCAACTTGAACACCAAGAAGTTGCTATTGCCTGTGCTAAGGTGATAGCTGAGATTTTTCCGCTAGCCAACGAACTTCTAGCCAAGTAAAATCATTTATCTTATCCAATGCCTCTTTATTAGAGGCATTTTTTTGGCCGTATGCTTGTCCGGCAAGTGCGCCTAAATAAGCATAGTACCCGTATGGTACTGCATCGTTAATTGTACACCATTGATGTAATCTAGATAAAGATTCTTCATTGTTAGTTACTGCTAGTTTACAACATTCCCTAAAGGCACTACGCCATGTACTAAACGGATCTGTATTGAAAGCTGTGATGTTACTAACTTCTTCCATTGCTTTAAATCTAGTACTAATGTTCATAGTCATATCAGTACTCGTAACATCCATATCGACAGTTAATTTTTTTGGTAATAGCTTAACACCGCCGTATCCGTATTCTAATCCATTTACAGGATTACGACTACGCCATACATGTACAATATCATGTTCTTCTTTTGTCACTTCGTAATTAAAATTAAAAGTATCTAAAATAACAGCATCGGCATCTACTACCCAAAACATAGGACTAAAGCTACGCTTTGCAGCCGCAATGTGTGCTTGGTGTATACCAGTTACGCCTTGCACATGTTTTGCTAACGGAAATCTTTCTTTTAGCTTTGCAAAATTGTCAACAGCATTTAGTTCATTATAAGAAATAAAAATAATATCAAACACGGGTGCGGATTATCCTTGGTGTATTATGATAAACCGTTTTAAAAAATCTACTAGATTCTGCACACGGGTTGAATAGTTCTAGGTCACATTCATGTTTAAGTGTTTCGCCTAACCCCATAATTTCATATGGTAACATTTTTTCAGTTATTATGCTGTACTTGGTTAACCATTCATTTGTAAGCCATTCAAAATCACGTACATTAGCATAATCCCAATCTGTACAATTAGTCTTGTAAGCACCTTCACGAGCACCGTATATAGTCCATAGTCCGTTTGGCACATCTGCACCAACGTTACACCAAATTAAAAGTCTATGATAATTTTGCCACCAAATCTTTTTAAGGTTGCCAACTTTTGCTCCTTGGTCTAAGCTCATCTTTACACCCTCACGAAAGCCTGCTCTCCATGCTTGGAACGGACTTGCAGTTACAATACTTTCGCTATAGTTGTCATTAAACTGATAGTAACGATCATCAAAACAAAACTCAACTAAACCTTTAGTATCGCTAGGATCAGAATTTTCGTGAGTCCGCATTTCGTTAACAAATTTACGTGTCCATAATTTTAGGCCGCCGTTGCCATACATTAGCCCATTTACTCCAACACGTCCACACCAGCTGAAAACGTTTTCACTGGTAAGTCCAAGGGCGTCTAGATCAATTTCTACTTCAAGAAACTTAGGATCTACAATGTTATCTGCATCTACAGTAACAAAGTATTCAGTTTCGCTTAATTTAGCGCAAGCCTTGTGTGCGGCATCACTACCTTTAACTCCGTGTACACGCTTTGCCCATGGTACTTTCTTTAAAAGATCTGCATAATTCTTTTCTGCATTAGGCTCGTCATAGCTTAGAAAAATGACGTCCTGATCCATAATTTTAATTATATTATTCATTTATTTTTAACCCATATGTTTTAAACACTAATTTTGAAGATATAGATATCTTATCAATACGCTTTTCAATTTTAGTTGTAAAAGGAACTGATATTTGCTTTGAAGATATTAAATCAACCGAATCAACAAAGATAGTCCTAATTAAAAAATCAAAATCTGTTTCAAGTGTAACAAAGAATACCAACTTTGGTATAAGTAGACTATCACTGTATACTGCCTTAACTGAATCATTTAAACTAAACTCCCAACATTCTGAAGGACCATTCCATGCTACAATGCATTCAGCTTTTTCGTTGTTGTCAGTAATCCATTCAAAAATATTATTCTTAAAAATATATCCGTGTTCTGTATTTGGTACAACTGCTAATACTGAAGATCCATCAGGTTGTCGTTTATATCCTACAAGATAATCATTAAAGGACCAAGATCCATCAATAAGTTTTTCTACTTCCGGCCAAGTTGCTTCAATACCATACTCATAACTGTCATCACGCTCGTTACCTATAGATAGAATTTTACCGCTTTTTTTATTGTAATAAACATAATATCGAGGAGTAGTGTTAAGCGGTTTCTTTTTTGCCATTGGCTAACTCCTCTAAGCGTTTTAATATTTTGCCGGTTAAAAAGTTTTTCTCTACATAATGAAATAATTTAGGTTGTATCATATTACCTAATACCATATTACCTCTTGAATTTAACACAAACGGAACTGCGTCTTGCCAAGTTGATGGAATCATATCCCATCCTTGCAAAGGTGTCTTCATATGTACAAATTCTAAAGGACTGCATGAATCAATAACACTATTATATTGCCCAGTAATTTCAATTGCAATAGCAGTAGCTAAATCCATGCTCGGCCATAACTGTGGCTCGTTTGGTGCAAATGTTCCTCTATTAAAATCCCAATGGGTAATTACAAATTCTAAAACTTTATAAAATTCGTATGCTACTTGATTCTTTTTAAAGTAGTGTAATGCAAAATACGGATTAGTTAATTTATTTTCAATAAACACTAATCTATGTATAGGATCGGGTCCTATAATTTCATTTTTATAATTTTTAACTCGAGAACAAAATTTAACATCGTGATCTGAGCAATAATTCCACCATGCAGAAATATCTTCAACTAGCAACATGTCTGCATCTAATACAATAGTTTCATTATACGGAGTTGCATAATAAAGTTGCCAACGATTATCAGTTTTATATTTTCCATCGTTTTTAACTTCAAACGGTATTGGAATTATTTTATCAAATGCCGACTGATATTTTTTTGGAACTTTATCGTTTGTCATTAGCGATACTAGCGTAGTAGTTGACTGGCTGTATTTTATACTGAGTGCTAGTGCGTATGCTTGTTCAAGATAATTTGTAGACTTTGTATTTTCTGCAAAAAGTAAGAATCCTTTAGACACCATAACCTCCGTCGATGATACGAGATAGACTTGCTTTATTCATAACGTGTACATCTATACCAGATGTTTTAGCGGCAAGATATTCTCCAAGGTGATCTTTTTTCTCAATTAAAAATTTTAGTGTAGTGTCTTTTATATCAAGACATATATCTCTATCTAAAATGTACGTCATTGTGCCAGGTAACTCTGTTGCAAAATCGCCAGATATTTTTCCATTCATTAGATGGATAGCAATACTAAACGCATAATCATTTCTAAATGTAGTAGATTCAATACTGTATAATGTTCTAAAATATAACCAGTTTGATTTTATGTATAATACTAAATCAAAGAATGCCTGCGTAACAGGTGTTTTATCAAAAGCAAATACCGTGGCCCAGTAGAAAGGAACGCTATATTGATTAATACGTTCAAATTGTTTAGTATCTCTCCAACCTGCAAGATCAAAACTTTTTTTATAAATTTGAAAAGGTGCATCTTTTTCAAATGCAATTTTTAAGATACTTGAATTAATTATATAATCACTATCAAGTACAAGTGTACGATCATAAGGCGTTACATCGTATGCACGAAATCGAGATAAGTTTTTCCATTCACCTAGGGTAAATGCCATGGTACCATCATGGAACTTCTTTTGTTGTGACATAGATGTTTCAACAGCAATATCAATTATTTGATCAAAGGGGTGATCAGGATACGCCTTTAGTAACCAGCTTTTGCTATCAGTAGCAATACTAACAGGAACATTTAAGAATTTTTTTATACGCTCTGCGGCAAACACCGCCAGCTTAACATAATCCATGTTTGCATTATTATGCGCAAAGATTAACGCACCTTTACTCATAACTCAACAATATCTCCAATTTTTCTTTTTGACTTAATTTCAGCAAACTTGATTGAATATGTGTTGAGTGCTGTCATATAGTTTAACAAGATAGTATCAAAAAACTCTTGTACATCAGTAATAACAATTGGAAAGTTGTCAACATCTACAAATGGCACATCGTGTGTGTAGCCTAAATCTAATACAGTTTTTGTAAAATTAATAAGTTCCGGACCAATAAGAAATGTGCCGCCGTTAGAATAGTAAATTAACTGTTGGTTAAATTCTTCTAAAACAATTTTTCTTTGGTTTGATAATGTTGCCAAGTAGTTAGCAACAGCAAACGCTTTTTCAATTCTTTCATCCATAAAGATACCTCAAGTAGTATATATTACACTACTATAGTTATCTTGTCAAGAGCTATGGTTGAAAATTATTAAGCGATGCCAGTTGTTGAGGCTGGTGGAACTGGTCTAGAAACGTTAGTTCCAGATGGTCGATAAACTTGAACTGTACTTGTTAGCGTACCGTCTACGTTTTCGTCAATACCAAATCCAGGATCTGGTGCGCTTGGGGGAGCGGCCGAATCATCTGCAAAGTGAATAGTAAAATATCCAATTCTACGATCCGATGTACTGTTAACACGAGCATATATAAAATATTTGTTTGGAGCATAGGCACCTGAAGGTGCATCTTTTTCAAATATCAAGTTATCACTAGTTGTTAAATCGTACCAGCCAATTGATGATGTAAATCCTGTTCCAGTACAATCTGTTGCAGTATAATTCATTCTAATAACACCCATGTTGGTTAACATAGTTGTCCAGGTAACGTTCTTAAGACCTGCTGATCCACCCGAACGATCAGCACTAAATTCAATCTGGCCGCCGGCATTGAAGAAATAACGACCATCATCAGCTGATGGAAATGTGACAACAACGGTTTGCGTAATACGTCCGTTCCACGCAGTTGTTCTAATTTGTTGCGATACTAAGTCGGCGCGGGTTGCTTCGCTTGCTGGAGGAGGGGCTGTCAGTCTGTTAGTTTCAGCATCAGTCGCCATATTCAAATATGCAGAACGCCAAGATTCTCTAACTTGTTTTGCTGTTGTAGGAATTGGTACATTAGTACTGGCAGCGTAGCCCGGATCTTCCGGAGCAAGTGATCCAATAGTTATGCCTGTTTGATGTTGGCGAGCCCGAACAATATCGTTGCGGAGATTATTCCATTGATTTACAGTAATTTTATCCGTCTGTCCAACTTGACTACTTGCAATGCTTTGTCCGTATCCTGTTGTGCCAGAACCAGAACCCATAATTAATGCAATCTTTGATTGTATTACATTGTAATCGTTTGCTAAAATTAACGTATTTTGACCAGACATTTAATAATCCTCTATTTGCTCTTGATATTTATAGTTATAGAACTAAACATTCTATAAGTTTGACACCTGCTTCATCGCTAGATGCTAGTGCAATAGCAAACACATCGGCATTATTACCCATTGCTGCCTGGGCAGTACCATTAGGGCCAGCAACTAAACGCTGTCCTTTTTTAACATTGCCTGTTACCTTTACAGGAACACGGCCTTTTAAGGCAACTGGAGTACCTTCAGCAAGTTCAAAATTCATTAAATAAGCAGGTTTTTCGCTAACTGGACCTACAGCACGGAATCCAACTTGACATGCTGTAACTTCTTTATCGCCACCGATCATTAAAACGGTACCAACTTCATACTCTGCATCAGCTAGATATTTTTCAGCTAAGTCAGCATAGTTTGCGGCTGTTGCTGTACCAACGAAATATGTTGCTTTTAAGGCGCCTGCTGTGATTGTAGTACTATTGATAACTTCAGTTACTGATGTTCTAACTGCTACTGTGCCGCTTGATGCGGCTGAGCTGGCAGTTCTATAGTCGTCTTGAGCTAGATAAAGTGCGTTTGCTTGAGTTGCTGTACCTGCAAATGTTACAGCATTAATTGTTTTAAATCTTAACACACCGGAACCAATATCATTCTGGTTGTCAAATCCTGGAAGCATATCTGGACCAACTAATGTCAATGGTGTTTTTGTTGTTGAACCTGATCTTGTTTTAAACTTGATAGTATCACTTAATGTATTTTCAAATACTGGAAATGAGTTAATACCGGCTGTATCAATGTATACACTTAATCTCGGAGTTGAGCCTACAGTGTAACCAGAGTCGCTAAATGCTACAATAGTGTTAAACTGTGCATTTCCGCTTCTAACATACTCGTTAGCAAGATATCCGCCTAATCTTTCTGCATTAGTTGCCGTACCCCAAAAGCGGTGATCAGCAGTAGTCTGTCCTAAACTTGCACCACCTGTAGTTGTATACGCTAATGTAAGTCCTTTATGTATTGTTGAAAAACCGTTAATTGGACTAGTATTTGTATCTAGAGTAAATTCTGTGTCAGCACTAACAACAAAAATAGAGTCACCGTCAACAATTGCTTCAATAATTGCATGGCTAGCACCTAATGTATCACGAACACTGCGTGAACGCATTTGTGTTGTTTGTGAGCCGGCAACACCTTGAGGCCCAACTAGTACATAAGTTGCGCCATCCCATGTGTAGAGTTGTTTATTGGTTGTATCCCACCAAAAATCGCCAATTGTTAAACCTGTCGGAGCACTTACGCCAACTTCAGCACCACCTGTAGTACGGAATTTAGAACCATCATAAAATTTTAATTTACTGTTATTACTGTCAAACCACAGTTGGCCGCCTAACGGTTTAGGGGGTGGATTTGTATTTGCAAAATTTTCTAGCAAGTAAAGGAAGTTTTCGTTTTGTACTTCACCGTATCCAGCATAATTCTTACCAATCAGTTTAAGATCAGTAGTGTTGTCAATTGTACCGTCTGCAACAGTAGCTATTACTTGTCCGTTATATCTATTAATGGTATATGGCATGTCTCGTGTTCCTTAGTCCTAGTATTTATTCTATTTTGGTTAGTTAATATCAGCTTGTTAGATATCAGTCTGGTATAGCCAAACACCACTAACCAGTTTATATTCTTTTCCGATGCTAAGATCAATACACCAAACTCTTAAAATAGTGTCATCATCATGATCTGCAGGCCTAAAAATCTTACTTATAACTGTTGTTGCTAGCGTAATTTCAGTATAAGTACCAAAAACTACGCTAAATCCTAGTGGTGCTTTTCTAACTCGGGTATCTACATATAGTTTATTAGCGGCAGTAGTACCAGGGCTTGGAAACGATTCGTCATCTGCTATTGCTGTTTTAACGTTTGTAATAAATTTACTACCAACATCTACAGTGCCGTCACCCTTTGGTGTAATATAAATTGTACCATCAGAAACACTTATATTAAGGAAACTTATTACATTGCCATTAATGTTAATATTATCGACTTGTACCTCGTTTAGTTGTCCAATGCTGTTTAATCCCGGAGCACTTGTTACAGTATTGCCTAATTGTGTTTGATTTAATACGTCAAAATTATTAATTTTAAAAGAGTTACCACTAGTTAGATTTAGATCTTCACTAGATTCCCAGGCTGTACGTGCTAACGACCAAGTAAATGTCTTATCAGTGTCGCCTTTTAAACTTAGGCCTCCACCATCAGCAGTAATATCTGTTGGGTTTGCAATCACTCCGAGATCAATTAATAAATCTTCAACTACTAAATTAGTTGTATTAATTGTTGTTGTAGCACCTTTAACTGTTAAGTTACCTTCAATAATAACATCGCCAGGATTAGCCAATGTTCCAACATGTAGCGTTGCTTGAGGATTATTGTTATACAATCCAACCCAACTGTTTGATGCGTTTACAAATAAACTAGATAACACACCTCCACTATTCCAACTTTTAATTTCAAAGTTTTGATTAGGAATATTTGAATTAATTTGAAAAGTATTGTTAGAAACAACAAATTCTGAATTTTGACCAGCGCCTAAAATTAAAGCGTTGTTATTTAATACTCTAATTGTGCCATTAGCTACCGTATATCCGTCGGCAGGATTTACTTGTAAGAAACTTTCTGCTGTTTTTAAACCAGTGTTTGATGCTAGTGAATCGGCTTGTGTAGCGGCAACATTAAATTTAACATTATCATATGCGCTGGTAAAACCAATTTTTATTGAACTGCCATTAAATCCTGGGATAGTTTCTCTTGGTGTAAACGTACCATTACTAAAAATACCTAGTAACACCTGCCCAACATATAACAATACAATAGTGTGATTAATTCCGTTAGTATCAATTGTGTCAGTAACTTGTAACCCAGAAATTCCTTGCTGGGCAGTATATGCAGGGCCAGCTAATAAATTTGAGTTGCCGTCATTAAAATATAACTGTTTACGATAGCTATCAATCCAAATATCGCCTGCGGCAATACTACTAGGAGCAGTATTTGAAACAATGGTTCCGCCACTAACTTTAAAACCGTTGCCGTCATATACTTTTAATCGGCCTTCAGTAGTGTCGTACCATAGTTGACCTTCAACAGGACGATTAGGCTGGCTTGAATTTGCAAAATTTTCTAATAAGTGTATAAAATTTTCATTAAAAAATTCACCGTAAGAACTAGAATTTTTACCAATAAGGGTTAAGTCTGTTTTAATCTGATCAATAGTACCGTCAACTACTTCCGTTAATACAGTGCCGTCAGTTTTATTAATAATATAGCTCATTACACAACCCCAGTAAAAATAATGTAGTTAATAGTCAAGTATGGATTCATTGAATTAAATGGTTGACCAACTGGAGTATTTGATGGTTGCGGAATTACATTGCCACTGTTTCTTAATCCAGAACCAGTACTCGTTGCAGGCATGCCTAAGCCAGCGTCTGCTGATGGATCGGCTGATGCGCCTGGTAATCCTGATGCATAGTATTGAGCACTTGCTGTACTTAAATTATGTTTGTGATCCGGTAGGTTTTTAGTTTCTAAAGTAATATATTCACGATAGGTACCGTCACCTGGATCTCCTGTACCTGCGCCAAGTGTATCAGCAACAATATCTGTTACACGATTAGCACTGCCGCCGCCTGCTGGGATCTGAATAGTCGGATCATCTCGATCAGGAACAGTGTTAGTGTTATCCATGTTGTCACGACCTAACGGGAATCTACCACGTAAGTCAGGTAATGCAAATGTTGCTTTACCAATT